GCCTTAGACTGGTCATACTCGCCCTGGACATCTAGGCAAAGCCTGGTTTCGATTTTTTCTTTAAATTTTCTAGGCATCATCGGCCTCTATATTTTTGGGAATAAATCCCAAACCCAGACTGTCTTCACAACGATCATCACAAAATATTATGTGGCTCTTGCAACTTTCATCGGCTAAAAGAGTAATGTCACCGTTATAATCAGCAATCACCCTAATATTGCCTTTCCCAACATGCAAACGGGCAAATCCAGTAAAATGACCCTCTTTGATTTTGCCAGCTTCCACTTCCGCAATAGCCGCCGGGTAAAATTCAAAAAGAACTCTGACTTCATCTTCGCCCGTTTCAAAGTTTTTCTGCCGCATTAGAACCCCCTGACGCCTGCCGTCCACTTCCACATCGGGGCGGGCATGAGTCTTCGCATCTTAGCCCTCTTGCATCTCGGGCAAAGCGGCTCTTCTTTTGAATCATTGTTCACAAAGGCTTCTTCGGTAAGGCCGCAGTTATCGCAATGAAAATCAAAAATCCTATAGCCCATCATCCCCTCGCTGATTTCATATATTGTTCCCCCATTCGCCTTTCCCGGTAGTCGATCTGCTTATTGAACCGGAAATATGGGTGCTTGTGAAGACACTCAAACACCATCGGCAAATGACTATACTTCTGCTGAGGCGTGTTCTTGTCGTCTTTCGTGGTTACTGCCGCCTGGTCTATCCATTGCTCCCAGGACCACTTTGCAAAGGATTCAGCCGCCTCATACGCTCCATCCCTGAATATCCAAAGAGTAGGCAAGTTTACTTCCCGGCCATTCTCAATCGTCTTATTATTGAAGGGTTTCCCGACTCTCCGGGAGTTCTTGAGCCTGACTTTGATCTGGTCGCGCCCGTATTCGCCCTTTGTGTCCCAGGTCTGCCAGTAGCCGCCCGTTCCTATGCCATCCCGCTTGAGTTCACCAGTCACGCGGTTTATTTCATCAAGATCAGTCGCACCATCCCTTTCGTTAGCCTTAGATAAAGGATCAACCAAGTGCAACCTGAACTCATAGTCCATGCAGGCGTGCGCGAATTGCTCCATTATTTGAAAGGTAGTAAACTTGTCAGGCGGTATCCCCTTTGCGTACCAGATGAACAATTCGTCAGTGGGGGACAGCGTACAGGCTCCGCATGCCCAGGGCGTTCGAGGATGGTAGTCAATTCCTCTAAAGTGAGTCCAATACAACGGAACTCGACCCCCTGAAAAATATTTTTCTTTGTCGATTGCATGAATTTTCCAATCAAAATCTTTGAGAATCCTACCTGTGGCTTGTCTGTGGATTCCATAACGCCTCGTTGCCACCGTGTCTTCATCGGCATAGTTAAGGGTGCGCTCTATGGCTTCGGGGCTAAGAGTCGGGTTATCGTCTGTTGCCGCCTGGAAAACAGCTTTGTAGCTTCTCCTGGACGAAAACTTTTCAACTCTTTTAGCTTTGTCCTCTTCACCGGAGCGTCCGTAAAAATCGCAAATCGCCTTAGTGCGAACGTAAATTTCAGCCTGTTCGAACACCTCGTCAAACGTCCACGAATTTCTAATGGCGGGAGTGAGGCCGAGTTGAAAATCCCCGTTTTCAGCCATTAGCCGGGGCATCTGCTCTTCGTAAAAGGGAAAAGGAGGCTCCTCATCGCACATAACGCAAAGACGCTGAGTGCCTGCCGTGCTCTGCATGACCTGAGAATAGCTTACGAACTCGAAAATAATGTCGTGGCCCGGGTACTGGATAGCGTCTTCACCCGTTCCAAAGACTGAGCCACCGTTTAGATCGGCAATTTTAAGGCTTGAATTGCGCTGAGATATGTCTTTTTTGATAAGAAACGGGGGAAGCCATTTTTTTAGCTCGGGATAGGTCCGATTTTTTATTTCTGCGGATTCGACCCCGCTTCCTTCCTTTTCCATCGGCAGATTTTCACTGCAAAGCCGGTAGATAGTGGTTTTTCGCTCGTGAATCTTGAGCTTTGCACCGCAGGAGCAGGTCAAATTCTGCGGGAACATGACTTTTTGAGGCGATGTTTTCTTGTCTTCAGACATTCTGAAGCATTCGCCGTTTTTAAGGAAGAAGAAATGAAGTCCAGGCCAAGGGGCAGGCCGTCCGTAGGTGTGCCCGTTCTCGCACTCAAAGTAGAGAAAGTTTTTTTCAGGTACAGGATGAGCGCCAATCGCTCTCATTACCTTTTCATGGCACAGAAGGCCGGTCTTCCCGACCTGGTTCCCGGTAAAAAGAGCAATCTGGTTGTAATACGGCGGCAGTCCATAGAACTGCTTAAAGAGCCATGTGGGTTTGTAGCTCAAAAAGGATGCAAAATCGTTTAGTTTTTCGACTTCGCTTACTTCAGCCATTAAAGCACCGTAACGTAAAGAATGCCTGCTGTCATGGTTGGAACATAAAACCCGTCCCAGGGCATTTTGTGTTCGGGATTCGGCCAATCCTCAATTCCCGAAGAGGCATCGTTGCCTGCCGCAACCGAGGTCACTTGCCACTGGATATTGCCACGCCCGTCTTCCACAACTAAACTTTGGCCAGCAGCAGTAGGGTGCCATGAAATTCGTCCGATATACACAGGCCCGGTATATTTGCTAGTCGTTCCCGCAGTATCAATTATCCATGTACGAGCGCTAAAGTTATTGGCCATTTTCGTTCCCCTTATTTATAAAAGAATGAACAAGCATCTAACCAATTCTGTTTCCTTTTTCTTAGCAAAAACGGCGGTATGAGATACGACGGCAAGGAAGTCATAAGCCCCCAGGAGCTATAAAGATTAGCCGTCTGGTCAGCGTTTGCCGCCCCGTAAAATCCGAATCCCACAAATGCCTTTGTATTTACTGCCATAGTCCCACCAGTGACCGGCTTCCCGTTCGCGGCCCGAAAGTGCGCCTGAAAAAGATCGTGACAACGGCGGAAATCAAAGACTGCATCAGTCCCCAACTGGCAAAAAGGTTTGCTCGCTGCGAAGCCGTAGCACCGCCGTACATGCCCCAAGAGAGCATTGCCATATAATTAACAGCCACAGTTCCCCTCATTTCTTATTTGCAAAATGTTCATGCCTGTTGTATAAAAGAACGAGCCGGTGAAGTGGTTGCACACCTCAACGGCTCTAACCAATCCTCTTACTAGCGGGAGTAAGTAGTCATGGCTGAGTCCGAGAATACAATCCCTTACGGTTGCTGTCAATGTGGGTGTGGGCAAAAGACTGCATTGGCGAAATGTACTCGTTCCGAGAGAGGAAACATCAAAGGAGAACCCGTAAGATTTATCAGTGGCCACAATCCGCAATCGCCTCATCGAAACTGGAAAGGAGGCAAGCATGTAGAATCTGATCGTCCCAATCGTGTCAGAGTATGGATGCCGAATCATCCAAGAGCGAATACCAATGGCTATGTTCGAGAACACATTCTGATAGCAGAAAGAGTCCTTGATAAACCGTTGCCCAACGGAACCGAAGTACATCATCATAGCCCTACTGATTTGGTAATATGTGAAGATCATGCCTATCACATGCTTATCCATCAGCGCGCCCATGCGTATTACGCTTGCGGGAATGCAGACTGGTTGAAATGCAATTATTGCAAGCAATATAAGGCTCCCGAAAAGGTCAAAAGATACTCCAATGGAACTTATTACTGTCTGACCCATTTACAGCCTGAATAACCACCTTCCAAACCGTTGCAGCCAGTTAAGAGGGCGCTGCATCTTTGCGATTATTTCGGAAGCCGCTGCATCCCTGTGAGTCTTCATAAGCTGGTTAAAAAAGGCTTCGAGCTTTACCACTGAATCGGTAAGCTCAACCTTGTGCAAGTGCGTCGCTACTTCGAGCAGATAATGGTCGAGGTCTGCACCGCTCGCAAAAGTCTTTCCGCGCTCGATTTCGTCGTAGACCGAAAGAACGGCCTGATCGATGTGGGAGCGCGGGATAGATTTTGAGAGCAACCATTTCACTTGCCCCTCGACGGTCCTGAGAGGCGTGCCGTCAGGTTGCGGCTCACTGTAAGGTGCTAAAAGTTCAGTTAGGTTCATGCTGCCCTCAGTCTGGTTGTCGTGGTGGAATCGTCTGTCAGCATCCCGGCCACCGTGAAACCTGCGGTGGTCGAGTCATCCTTATAAATCACCGTGTTTCCGTTCGCGTCGGTTACGGCGATCTTGTTTCTAAGTATCCAGCCGTAAGTTCTCAGGCGGTCAAGCAGGCTATTAGCGTTGAGGCTCGTCGCATCAGTGAATGCCGTATTAAGCGCGGCATAAGCAGCAAGCGGGATGGTGTTTCCTGCTGTGGCCACGTCTGCATTGAAAGCGGCGTTATTTATGGCCCCTGCCGCTACGGAGACGGCATTTACGCCGAGTTGAGCGGTTGAAGTGCTTACCGCCGATCCCGCTATGTTTATAAGATTTACGCCGATTTGCGCTGCCGTGGTGGAAAGCGCGGAGCCTGCCATGTTGACCACATTAACACCGAGTTGAGCCGATCCAGTTGCTACTGCGGCCGTGGCAATGTCTGTCACATCGACTTTGGCGAGGGCCGATCCTGCGGCGGCGGTGAAGTTAATCGGTTGAGTGGTTCCCTGATAGGCGCCAACTGTCGTGATGGAGGTTGCCGCCACGTTGTTCATGTTCTTGACATTGACTTCGGGAATCCCAGCGGTTGCCGGAGAAGAAACAGCCGTCCCGTTCCAATCCGTAACGTCGCTTTTTGCCAGTGCGGAAGCACCCGTTCCTGTGAAGTTGACAGGTTGAGTAGTGCCCTGATAGGCGCTTACGGTTGTGACTGATGTGGCGGCAATGGAATTAATGGATTTAACATTTGAATCTATCACGCCGGAAGTAACGGAAAGTTGCCCCGTGCCAGTACCGGATGAGATCAAGACGCTTGCCCCCAAGTCCCGCGCGGTCTGGCTGGTGCCGTTGATTTTGAGGACATCGACCCGGCCGCTCGTATCAACCGACAAAGGCAGTCCGCCTGATGCCCCGGCCGCCGCGTTGGGAAGCGCAGTCATGCCGCCTCGAACGGAGTCCTGCGGATCGTAGGCGACGACCTCGGCAACGATACCGTCAAAAGGGTCTCCGGAAGTCGCTGTGGCATGAAGGGCAATAGGCCCGGCTGTCCCGGTATCGGTCGCATTTCCGGCCACTTTGTACCAGCCATTTGCAATCTCGGTGACAGCCCCGGAGGGAGATGCGAAAGACCCCCCGTTCTTACTGATCGTAACGGTCGGACTCGCACTGGTGAGAGCCGTCAAGTGGTCGGCACTCTGCACCATGAAGAACAGGAGCGGACATTCGGTTGAAGATTTTAAGATTTGATAGGCCATTTAAAAAGCTCCTATTATCCAATCAGCATTTCTTGAAAACACCATTTGTAAGATATCCATGCCAGCGACAGGCCGAGTTTATTTGAAGACTCGGTGAAAGAGTCGGTTTCTCCCTGTCTCCGTTCCATTTCCACCCATTGCCATAGCCTTTTGGAGTGTTATCCGTATCGGTCGTGTAGACATGAATCATGTGAAGTGATCCGCAACCACATGGGCAAGAAAACATCAGTATGATGGCATTCTGTTCTTCATAATCCTGCCAATTTGCATCACCAGCCTGTAAATCTTTACGGTACATAAATCCGTCTTCGCCGCGAGTGGCGAGGGTATACTTGAAAATGGGAGCATCAATGAAGTGGATATGGGCATCTGCCATTAGAAGTTGATCTCCTGTCTCGATCCAATCTTCGGTCCAAAGCCCCGTCTGGAAAATATGGACGCCGCCGAAACAGCCAGGAAAGATGAGACTCCGTAGGCGGTGTGCGCCCCGGTTCCGCTGCCGCTAGACGGAGCGTAATTAAAGCCAAGGCCCGGCTGCCCCGAGGTCCAAGGTCCGTATCCGCCCGAACCCGTGTCCTGTACGCTTGCTATCAGGACGCTGTTTTTTACGGCATAAATGTAGTTCGAGCTGTCGATCCAGGCGGTGATCACGTCACCGTCCACGACGCCGTACTCGGCGTTGCCGGTCGGGTTCGAAAGAGTGGTGAAGCCCGGGCTTGCCGAAAGCCCGTTTAGCCGGACAATCAGCATATAGCTGCTCGCCCCCTGGCCGACGCTGAAGCTGATCTCATAGCCGGAATAAGCCGAGGGGGTATTGGTCATCATCAAATGTAGCTCTACTTCGGGATAATCAGCCGTGTAGGTCGCGCCCGGAATGCTTACCTGCGCCTGGACGAATTGAGTGACGGGCCATAATCCATTTGTAAGGGTCGCCACCTCGTCATTTACGTTCCCCGGTGGGCTGTTTATGCCGTAGCAAAAGCCGCCGGAAGTTGCCAGGTTTGTGCTGCCCGCCGTGCAGTTCGTCCAGTTGCCGGACTCGGAAATAGGATTTTCAGTTGCGGGGAATAAGGTCGAATAATCGTGGGGAACGGTTATATAAACACCGAGGGCTATTTGGCTTCCGCCCGTTCCAGATGGTAATGACGATGGGGGGAAATTAGCATACGTCGCACTGGCGTACCAACCATTTACAGGATTAACCGGATTGACCTGAGAAGCTATGTCAAGACTGGCGCTGCTGAACTGGCAGGCAATGTAATAAATCCCCGCGGTAAGATTTATAGGAGTGATCGAAACTTCCTCCCAGGTGAAGCTGGCAAGGGAGGGCGGAGATATTGTCCCGCTTGAACCGGTTACAAGATTGCCTGCACTGTTATAGAGCGCAATCTTGATGTGTGTACCGCTAGTGCTCCCGTTTTTTACCTGAGCGCCGAGTTTACTTAGACTGCAAGCAGGGAGCGCCACTCCTTCCCACAGCTCATAGGTATTTATTCCATTCCCCGTGTCTGTGGAAAATGATGTCAATGACGTATTGTTCCCGCCGTATACGTAAAACGATGCGCTCATTTACAGTCTTTTTCTCCGTTCAACGACTGTCACATCAAAACTTCCGATTCCAAAAGCTCGAACCAAATCCTCGGTAACGAGTTCAACATCAAAAGGTCGGCACGAGTAAAGGTCAAACTGCAATTCTC